CCCGCTGGAGGGGGTCACGGCTGACCCGGTGTGGGTGGTCCGCGAGGACCGGGCACCAGCCTACGAGCGGGACCGCTGGGAGGTCGTGCCCTACCCGGTGGCCGATGCGGAGGAGTTCGCCGCGGCGCATTGGATGGGGCCTGGCCCGTATGAGCCGGGCGCGTTCCTGGGGTGCTTCACGGAGCGTGAGTGGGCCTGCCGGGTCGCTGAGGAGCGCGGGTGCTGGGCGGTGCTCCAGCTCGATGACAACTTGCGGCGGCTGACCGCGTTCGTGGGCTATGCCTCCTCGGCCAAGGTGGTGGCTGCGCGTGGGGGGCTGGGCATGTTCGCGGACCTCCTGGCGGCGGTGACCCTGGCGACCAACAGCCGGATGACAGGGGCCAAACTCCAGGCGGTCAACCCGGCCACCGAGCCGGGGACGTTCGTGCGGCCTGGGTTCCCGTACAGCCTGTTCCTTGAGCGGGTGGGGCCTGGCCGTGAGCCCTACATCGGGCCGGTGGAGGAGGACATCCTCCACGCCTACCAGTACGCCGGGTCTGCCGACAGCGCGACAGCCGCCCTGGTCTACCCGCTGGCGTACATCAAGAATCACGGCGGGCGCGGGGAGCGGTCGGGGATGCGGGTCTACTACCGCGCCGGGATGCGGGCGGTGGGCCTCCAGCGGATGGCCCCCGAGATGGCCCGGCTGATGGTCAGGCAGACCCACAGCAACGGGCGCGGTGAGCCCCGCGTGTTTCATTGGATGGAGCCGGGGTCGATCGCCAGGAGGGCTCCGCTGGTGGTGCGGGACCGGCCCCTGTTCGAGGCGGCGCGGGCCTACTGTGAGGGCATGGCTGAGGAGGTCATGGCTGAGCACCAGGCCCAGCTCCGCGAGCGGCTGGCCCGCCGAGCTGCCAGGGCCTCGGGGTGGAAGGTCGCGGCGCATGGGGCGTAGAGGACCGGCACCGAAGCCGACTAACCTCCGGGTGCTGCACGGGGAGACCAGGCCGTCCAGGGTCAGCCCCCTGGAGCCCAAGCCGCGCCGGGGTGCCCCGTCCAAACCGGAGTGGCTGACCTCGGGCGGGTCTGAGGAGTGGGACCTCATCGTGCCCGAGCTGCTGGCGATGGGCACCGCGACCGCCGCCGACAGGATGGCCCTGGCTGGGTACTGCGAAGCGTCGGCGCGGTTCAGGGTGGCCACGGAGCTGGTGGGCAGGTCGGGCCTGTTCCTGCGGGACCGTGACGGGGTGATCCGCAAGAATCCGGCAGTGGCGCAGCAGCGGGATGCCAGCCTGGAGCTGCTGCGGTGGGCTCGGGAGTTCGGGCTCACTCCTGCGGCCAGGCAGCCGCTCAGGGTGGAGCACACGGTGGCTGATGCCCTCGCGGACAGGCTGCTGAGCTGATGAGGCCCAGCCCCCCGCTGGGGATTGAACCACCAAGACTCAGCGGAGGGCGGGCTCCTGACAGCGTAGGGCAAGCCGGGGACCTGGCACAATCCGTGACTGGGAATAACTGTCCGTAACCGATTGTTAGCCCAGGAGGCTGGCCTCCAGGGGCCAAGCCGCACAGCCCCGCCCCACCAGGGGGCAGGGCCAACCGGGAAGGAACCACCCCCATGACCACCAAGAACCAGACCCCCAAGGACCAGGCTGCTGCTGAGGTCGAGGCCCAGGCTGCCCTGGCTGCTGCCCAGGAGCAGGTCCTAGCCACAGTCCACCCCATCAACGGGGGCGAGACCGACGAGGCCAAGGCTGCCCGCCACCAGGCCCTTGAGGTCAAGCACGCCGACCAGGAGGCCCAGGAGGCAGCAGAGCAGGCCCTCACTGGCCCCCAGCCCACCAGGGCCACCTGGAGGCAGCATGGCCAGCCCCTCAGTGGGTGGCAGTTCTTCGGCACCCAGGTCAAGACCCCCAACCCCAAGGGCATCAAGGTGGTCAAGGTCGAGATTGACCCCCAGGGGCTCACTCTCAAGACCTCGGCTGGCCGGGCCATTGATGGGGGCCACTTTGGGTCCGCCACCAAGTTCTGGGCCTTGGTGCCTGCTGAGGCCCCCCGCAAGCAGGAGGAGCCCAAGGCCCCCAAGCAGGAGCGGACTGTGGCTGAGGGCAGGACCTCAGCAGCCGACCGCCTGGCTGCTGCCCTGACTGGTGACTCAGCCCACCAGCCTGCCCCTGCTGGCTATGAAATCCGCTGGCCCAAGGGTGGCTATGACCTCCTCAAGAGGACGGCGGACGCGGCTGAGGGCTCACCTGCCTGGCTGGTCAGGTGCAACCAGCACCAGACCACCACCCCCAGCACTGGGGGCAAGGCGGGGGATGCCCTGGGGACCAAGGCTGGCCGCCTGGAGTGGTGCTCAGGCTGCCAGGCTGATGCCAAGGCTGAGGCTGCCCAGGCGGCCAAGGATGCCAAGGCCAAGGCCAAGGCTGACCAGGCCAAGGCCACCCAGGAGGCCAAGGCTGAGGCTGCCCAGGATGCCACCGCTGAGCATGACTCAGCAGTCAAGTCTGAGGGCTGACCCCCCAGCCTGACCCCCAGCAGGCCAGGACCCACACCAGGGTCCTGGCCTGCTTGTCGTTGTGGCCCAGCCCAGCTCAGGGCAGCAGGCCCAGGGTCCTGGCCCGGCTGACTGCCTCAGCCCTGGAGTGGACCCCCAGCTTGAGGTAGACGGCTGTGATCTGGCTCCGCACAGTTGACCTGGACCGGCCCAGCTCGGCCGCGATCTGCGGCGCGGTCAGATGGGTGGGCAGCCAGGCCAGGACTCGGGCCTCAGCCTCAGTCAGCACGGCCTAGCGGCGGGTCGCCTGTGGGGTCGCCTCGGTCGGCCCTGGCCCCGTGGCTGGCCGCCAGTGCCTCAGACACCTGCCTGGCCCACTCGGTCATGGTGGCCCCAGCTCGCGCCGCAGTGGCCAGGTATGCCTCAGCCAGCGGGGCCATCGCCGCGGCGAACTGGTCCGCGACCGCTCGGGCCTGGTCCACCAGGACCTTGGCCGGGTCGGGCTGGTCTGCCATGCGGGCAGCCTAGCGTTGACAGCGCCCAGGAGGAGCTGGAGCTGGCCCAGGTCTGATCACAGGCAGGTGGCCCCAGACGCCAGCCAGCGCCGTCCTGGGCCGGGGGGGTGCGCCCTTCCGCCGGTCAGGGCATCATGGTGGCGTAATGCCTGATCGACGCCGGTTCCCGCCCTGTGGCTACCAGTTCAGCGGGGCCACCTGCCGCAGGCGCGGTGAGCACCTGTGCGAACCCCGCGCCGCTAGGGTGCTGGATTTCTTCGGCAGCCTCCTGGTCCACACCAAGGGCGATTGGGCGAGGCGTCCGTTCATCCCCGCCGACTGGGAGGCCAACGAGGTCCTGGTGCCCCTGTTCGGCACGGTCGAGTATGACCCTGGCTGGGCTAAGTACCTGCGGAGATACCGGGAGCTGTACCTGTCCACCGGCCGCAAGAACGGCAAAACGGCCCTCATCGCTGGGGTCATGCTCTACCTGCTGGCCAGCGACGGGGAGGAGGCCGCCGAGGTCTACGGCCTGGCCCTCGATAAGGACCAGGCAGCCCTGGCCTGGGGGGCTGCTGCCCGCATGGTCCAGCTCTCGCCCATCCTGTCCGGTCGGCTCCACATCGCCCGAGGAGCCCGGACCATCAGCTACGACAAGACCGCCTCGTTTTTCTCGGTGGTGGCCGGGGACGCGATGGGAGCCCTGGGGCCGAGCCCGCACGGCGCGTACATTGACGAGCTGCTGGCCCAGCCCTCGCGGGACCTCTACGACGCGCTACGAACCGGGTTCGGGGCCAGGTCTCAGCCGCTCCTGATGCTGGTCACGACAGCCGACAACGACCCTGGCGGGTTCGCGGCCAGTGAGCGGGCCTGGTCTGAGCGGGTGCTGGAGGACCCCGAGCTGGACCGGGCCAGGCTGGTGGTGATCCACGCCGCGCCCCGAGAGGCTGACTGGACCGATGAGGCCACCTGGCACCTGGCCAACCCAGCCCTGGGGGACTACCTGGACCTGCGTATCCTCCGGTCGGAATACCTCAAGGCCCAGGGCAACCTCCCGGCCGAGCGGGCGTTCCGGCAGTACCGGCTGAACCAGCAGACCCCCCAGGCCGGGCGGGCGCTGGACATGGTGGCCTGGGATGACTGCCTCCCGAGCCATGACGAGCTCCAGGGGCGGGTCTGCTACGGGGGCCTGGACCTGGCCAGCACCACCGACCTGGCCAGCTATTGCCTCGACTTCCCAGACGGCGCGGGCGGGCATGACCTCCTGTGGCGGTGCTTCGCGCCCAGGGCGGCGGTGCGGGACCTGGACCGCCGCACTGGCGGCAAGGTCACCGTGTGGGAGGAGGCCGGGCTCCTCACCGTCACCGAGGGGAACGTGATCGACTATGAGCACATCAAGGTGGCGCTGCGGGCCGATGCCGAGCAATACCAGATCGAGGAGATAGCGTTCGACAGGTGGGGGGCAACCCAGCTCAGCTCCGAGCTGATCGAGGAGGGGTTCCCGCTGGTCCAGGTAGGTCAGGGCTACGCCACGATGGCGGCACCGACACGGGAGCTGCTGCGGCTGGTCGCTGCGGGGACCTACCGGCACGGGGATAACCCCCTGGTCCGCTGGCAGGCGGCTAACCTGATCGTCAAGCAGGACCCTGCTGGCAACCTCAAGCCGGATAAAGCCAGGTCGGCCGACAAGATCGACAGCGTGGTAGCTGCCGTGATGGCCTTGGATCGGGCGCTGCGGCACCAGGCCGCGCCGCCCGAGGAGGACTACGCGGCGGCGGGGTTCTGAGGAGGACCTATGGACATGACCGAGCTGGAGGCCCTGCGGGCAGCAGCCCAGCGCAAGCTGGACCGGCAGGCTGCCGTGGCGGCTGGCTACCAGGCGTACTACGACGACGAGTCGGGGATTATCGCCCTGATGGACACGGAGGAGCGGCGCACCTTCCGGGCGCTGCTGGCCGAGGCCAGGGCCAACCTCGCGGAGCTGGTGGTCAACGCGGTGGCTGAACGGCTCCAGGTCACTGGGTTCCGGTTCGGCAACGAGGAGGACTCCAGGGCAGCCTGGGCGATCTGGCAGGCCAACTCGATGGACGCCGACGCCGAAATGCTCCAGACCGATGCCCTGACCCAGGGCTCCAGCTTCGTGCTGGTCCAGCCCGATGACTCCAGCCCCGTGGGGGTGACCATCAGCCCTGAGTCAGCCCTCCAGGCAACGGTCCTCTACCAGCCAGGCAACCGCCACCGCCGCCGCGCCGGTTACAAGCGCTGGACCGATGAGGCCACGGCAGGCCGCACGGAGGTCCTGATCACCCCCGACGAGATAGTCACCTGGGAGCCAGGCACCAGCCGCGCCCGCCCCCAGGTCGAGCCGAACCCGGCCGGTGTGGTCGGCATGGTCGAGCTGGCCCCCCAGCCCCGCACGGTCGGCCCGCCCAGGTCCGAGCTGCTGTCGGTGATCCCGATACAGGATCGGGTCCACACCACCCTGTTTAACCGCTCGGTGTCGGTGGACTACGGCGCTAACAGGCAGGTCTGGGCGACCGGCATCAAGGTGGCCCGCGAGGTCATCAAGGCCCAGGACGGCACCGACACGACCAAGGTGTCCCGGCCATTCCAGATCG